GCAAGAGGCATAATAGCCTCTGGACCAGCTTCACCCATTAAGCCCGTTTTTCCTCCGCTCATTGGAAAGTATGTTGGACTTGAAACAACTCCTCCTGTTGCGAATGCTTTTACAGAACCGCCTTCAAATGCTGCACCATTTGCAAATGCACCGCCAAATCCGCCGCCGCCGAACGCTGCACTCATTACTTTCATAACAATCATTTTAGTGATCATTTGTTGAATCATTTGTAATACTGAATCTGTCAATTGTTTCATAGTATCTTTAAATGATATTGTTCCTTTGCTCATTTGATCAAAAACTGAATTCAAAGAATTATTTAAAAGTGATTCTGTTTGATTCATTATAGATTTTGTCATTGCAGAATAATCTGTCATTCTTGTTTGTAGATTATTCATATATGAATTAAATCCAGCAGCAATCGTTGTTTGATTATCTAATTCTTGTTGTTTAATTTCTGCATATTTATTTTTTAATTCGTCAAGTTTTACTAATAACAACTCTTTTCTTTGTAATTCAGAATAATCAGAATTTGCTAATTCGTCTTTATACATTTGTAATTCAGTATTTTTAGCTTGTTCATATTGTTTTGTCAATGTATAATAATTCAGATCCGATTCTAATTTACTAGCATTCAATTGTTGTTGTATAAATAATTGTTGCTCTGCACTTTTAGATTTATCTTCAACTTCTGAACCTTTAGTTTGATCCATATTGTCTTTTAAAGATATATCCTTAGCACCCGCAACTTCGGGTTTTTTAGCTAATTCTTCATTCATTTTTTTATGAGCATTTGCTGTATTTGAAAAATCTTTTGACATAGCAGAAGTTATTCCAGTTTGTAAATTATTTAAATCTTCTAAAACTTTCTTAGTTTCTTTTGTATCTGAATTCCAATTCTTGTATCCTTCTTTTCTTTGTTTTTCAAATACTCTTGCACCAGTCTCATATACTTTTATTTGTTGTTTTATTGCAAAAGCGTCAGCAGAGTTATCATAATCACCTCCACTTAATTCTTCTTTAAATTTTCTTAATGCATATATACCTTCATATATATATTTTTTTAAATTAAGAAATCCGATTTTAGATCTTAATATGAAATCATTTAAAACTGCAGTAGTTGTATTTATTCCATTTTTGAAATATAAAAAACCTTTAATTAATCCAGCTATTCCATTCACAGAACTTATTATAAAACTTTTCATTAAATTAGCATAAGCTTGTAATGATTCTGTATCTGGTTTTAAATTTTTAAAACTATCAATAACTACTTTTATTGATTCTTTAATATTATCAAATATACCAGTTTTTTGAGCTATTTCATTTTGAAAATTTGTGTATGAATCTTTAAGATTACTCATTAATCCAGTATATGTTTTTGATAATTTGTCCATTGAACCTTCGTATTTACTATTAAATATAGCTTGTAATGTTGATTGAACAATTTCTTTATTATTATCTATTACTATACTTTTAGCTTTTCCGCTTGCATTTATCCATGAATATCCAATTTTATCACCTTGAACAGAGGCTGTTATACCCAATTCTTTAAGTCTTTCATTTTCACCAGTCATAGCGTCAGCCATAGCCTCCACAACCTGCGTTATATCTTTACCCATAGCAGCAGCAGTATCGCCATAGATCTTTAGACCTGACGTATCTAAGCCATACGATTTCATTCTAACAAAAGATTCCGTAACTTTATCAATCTCAAATGGAGTTGTTTTTGCAAAATCTTTTATCCACTCAAAATCTTTTTCTGCTTTTCTATTAGATCCTTCCAATGCTACTAATATTGTTTTGTAATCTTCAAATGCAGAAGCAGTTTCAATAATACCTTTTGTTATTCCTGATCCTAATGATATACCTCTTGATACAGCAATATATCCAGCTAATGCTCCAACCATACTTTTTATTGATTTAGTTATTCCATTAAAACTTTTTTGAGTATTGTTTGAAGATCTTGATATTTTATTTAAATCTTTTTCAAGTTTTGATAATTTATTACCCTGTTCTTTTAATTCTAATTCTACTTCAAATTTCATATTACTTTGCCTCTTTATTTAGTTTTATATTTAATGATTGTGTTATATCTAAAAGCATTTCAATATCACAATCTTTGAAATATAATTTATAATATTGTATTATATCATTTAAATTTAGAGAGCCAAATTCGTTTTTCATGTTTAAAGCGTTCATTATAAAATAGATCTTAGATTTATCAAAATCAGCAATTTTCGGCTCTAAATATTTACAAATATACTTATCACCAACCTTGTTATAATCATTTAAATTTCTTGGCTCATTTAAAACTTCACATTTTAGATCTTTATTTAGCTTTATGGAATTTTTCTTGCATAACTTACATACTTCACTGCTAAATAATATCCATTCTGCATATTTTTCTATTTTTTTTTAGAGTCGTTTATCTTATTACTAGCAATCTCGATAACTTTTTGAGCAAAAGCTGGATTGAAGTCGAAAATTGCTGATTTGTTTTTATCATTACATTCAAGATCTTTTCCATTAGAATCTTCAATATTTTCCCATTCAACAACACTATTAATGAAAACGTCTTTTGCATAATCCATAAATTTAATCTCTTCATTTTCTGAATTTAATTTTGAATAATCTATATTATGATTTTCTAATAATGCTATATTTTCTTTGTATGTAAGTATTTTTACTTTAATATTGAATGTATCTTCCATTTCCATATCTTCATTTTTTACATTAACAATTTTATAATCTACATTTAATTTCATTTATATTATCCCTCTTTTTTTATTTATATTATATACTAAAAGAGCGTATAAGTCAATTATTTGTATTTACTATATTCTTTACTGAAGTTATTTGTTTGATATTGTGATCTTTTATTTGTAGTTTTAGTAGTTGTGTAAGCTATAACTAATAATGATATTATAGTTATGATTAATGATTTTATTATATATTTTATCATGATATTTTACCTCTATTTATTTCTCTTCTTATTTTATATGTAATAAGAAGAGAAAGTTGTTTTTAGTAAGAAGATTTACTATTTAAAAGCGTGAATTCGATAGCGTCTTCTAAATCTTTTTTATACGGTTTATAAGAAAGTTTAACAGATATCGCTCCAGGACTTGAAATTTCTGGCGTCATTGGAGTCAATGTTCCGTTTGGCATTTTGATTGTCAATACGTCTCCGTCTTCATTTACACATTCAATATTGATATCGAATTCAACACCGATTTTTGCCTCTTCAAGAACACGAGCATTATCTGGATCAAACAATACTTCAATCTCTGCAGTTATCTCTGTTTTACCTTCTAGAATTTTTCCAACGGTTCCTTTGTCATTAAGTAATCTTTTTGACTCTGCATTATTTGAAAATGTTAAGCTCATAGTTTCAATAGCAGCAGTAATTTTGTCTCCGCCATTTACTGACGTGATTCCAATTTGAAAATTCTCAAAAGACTTGTCATTAAGTATTTGTGATTTTGTAGAACTAACAATAAAGTCTGTTGAAGCCACTAAATCTTGTTTAATACCATTCACTAACACAATATCATTTCCAGAAATTGATTCAATCTTATTTGTTTCTGTAATACTATAAATAGCTGTTGTTGCTAAAATATCACTTTCTAGTTTTCTTGATAAATAAACTTTATCTCCAACTACAGACATGACTTGATATGTTGCGTCAGCTAAACTTACAAAATTACCTTTTTCTAAATTTGCACCTTCACCTAAATTTAATTCAATTGTTGAGTTTCCAGCTTTAGAATCAGATAAAAGAGATCCTTTTTGAACTTTTAATACTACAATTTCACCAGATTCAAAACTTGATCCGTCAACTAAAGTGATATTTTTTGTATTGATTGCATAATCAGCAGAAAGTTCTCCAGCTACAGAATCATTTTGAATTGTTGACATAAAATCATTTTGTCCAATTATCGACACTTTACCAATCAATTCACCTTCACCACCCAACTCTAAACTTAATTCATTAGCTTTTAATCCAGTTGACTTATAATTTATATCAGATCCTGAAAATGATTTTTCAGATTGAAAACTAGGAATACATGTATCAGTAATCTTGAATGAATGCAAAAACTTACTATCAGAAGCAGCTACACTATAATCACCCAGAAGCTGTTTAAGCCAAAAGCCTGTTGCTACATTATCAATAGCAATCTCAATATCACCAGCCACTTCAATATTTCCTTTGCTAGCTCTAGACGGAGAGCGACCTGCTGTTAATAGTTCTGAATTTATTTCATTTTGTGAAAAGTTAAGACTATTAGATTTTACAAAAATAGTATCGAATCCAGCTGTTTCAGTCTTACCGAATTCTGCCTCTTCTTTTACTCTAACTACAAGATTAGATCCTGAAATTGTTGAACAAATATTACTCATATTATTTTACCTCTTTATTTTTTTCTTTTTATTCTTGTATTATACAATATATATTAAAAATTATGAAATATAATTATCAATGAATTAAACATACAGTCATGTCTAAGAATGTTTCAAATAGATCACCCTCTTTTTCTCTTTTTATTTCAGTTGTTATCTCTCCATTAAATTTTATATCTCCATACGTTTTGTTTCTAAAAATATTTAATAATTCGTCTATATCTTCCAATACTTTTGTTTGATTTTTATTATATATTCTAATTCTTAAATTTCCAGAAAATTCAAGTCCGGAGTCTCCATTTTGTAAAAATCTATTATATGTTTTTAATGGAATATATGATATAGATATATATGGATCTGAATTATTTACAGATATATCAGAATCTAATCTCAAATTAGTTTTAGTCCACTTATCTATAAATGTTTGTTGTATTGATTTTAGTATTTGTGAATGCTTCATGTATGCTTACCTCTTTAATTTGTTTTGCCAGTTTTTTATATGTGGAATAATTCCATGTGGAAGTTGTTGACTCTTACCGTCTATTAATATTGATTCTGAATAATTTGCAGTATTTATAATTTTGTATTTAAAATCTGATATCTTCATAACATTTTGAAATGAAGACTTAAGAAAACCTGTGTCAACTGGAGTAATTATAACTATCTCGTCTTTAAGCTTTTCTACTTCCTCTTCAAAATCAGAATCAACTCTTTTTTTCAATGATAACATTTCTTTTTTAATATCACGAAAATCTGGTATTTTTTTCATTAGTTTTTATTCTCTCTCAAATATAAATAATAAATTAAATCTTCTTCTTTGAACTTTAATTTCTCAAAATTTAATATCTTGAATTCTTTATTATCAAATTCTACAATACAACTAAAATCAATACTTTCACCAACCTCTAATTGACATAATAATTTAATATCAGTATCTAAATAACTATACGTGCTCTCTTTAAAAATACCAGATTTAAATTGAGTATAAATTGCTTGACATATTAAACTTTTATCTAACGTTTTAGTATAAGATCCATTTTCTATATCAAAACTATCAGTTGTATATTTATTTATAACAATATTAAATCCAAAATCTTTTAATAAACTTTTTGCTGTATCATAAAATGCTGACATAATATTAACCTCTGTTTAAACTAACACTTGCAAAACCGGATCCATTTGCAACATATTTTTTCAATAAAATTTCAAGATATGGATTCAATACAAAAATGTTATCTTTTTGATTATTTGTCTCAAAATATTCTTTCTCAATAACGTCAACTTTTTCTTTTTTTGTTTGTGCTGAACTTGAAGATATCAATATATCTGATAATTTATTATCTATAATTTTTGAACAAATATATGCTGTTGCAGTTTTTATCTCTCTTGAAATATCAATTTCATTTAACAATGGAAATTCTAATGTTTGAGTTTCGTCTTTTTTACTTAATGAATACAAAAATAGATTATCTAAAATATTAGTTGAGTTTATCAACATAACTTCAAGATCACTATCAAGAGTCGTATCTAAATTTTCACAATTAATATTGTAATCTTTAGATATGATTTCTTTTAATGATTCAACAGATATGTATGAAGTTGCACTCTCAATTGTATCTTCACCATATACTATAAAATCATACATAATTATTCACCTTCTTTATTTATTAAATATTGATATTTTGCTGCGATATGAACATTAGCATAAACTTTTCCGTCTGTAGTTTCCCAACCCGTATTTGTTCTTTTTATTCCGGAATATTCTGTTCCATTTCCAGTTTCTTCTTTTATTTCTTCTTTTTCAGATATAATATTATCTTCGTCTTTAGTTTTTGCATTTGTTAAAATTTGTTTAATTTCTGCAGCACTTAATTTTTCGTCAACTTCGATTCCAATTTCTTTTAATTCAATAATTGCTTGTTCTTTTGTCATACTTTTCACCTCTTTTTTTAATTGTTTTATTATATCTTATTTCATGAAATATATCAAATATTGTATATCTATTACACTAACGTAAGAGCGTAATAGTAGTGTAATAGCCTATGTAATGGCTGCAAACCCCGCAAAATAGGGCTCTATAGCGATTTTGTAATGTAAATATTACAACTATTACACTATTACAGTAAATTGTTCAAAACTTTTCACAGACGTATATATACTGCTCTCAACTCTATATACTATCTCTCTATACTTTATATAAATATAGTGTAATAGTGTAATAGTAGTATGTTTTCAGCAGTAAAACC